GATACTTGGATTTAGTCATGATGGTATTGGATTTTCTACACAACAATCTTTTACGGTTGATGCTGATGAAACTATGGAATTAAATGTTGGTGGTGGATCTGGTGGTCCTGGAAGTACACTTTCGATGACAGATACTACTTTACTTATGACAAGTCCAACTAACGCTGGATTGAGTATTGGAACTGATCGTTCAATATTATCAAGTCCTTGTCCATCCATTTTAACTTTAGCTGATTACGCAAACATAACTTCGTGTAAAGGTGCAATATTACATCTTGATGATTGTGCAGGATTAAAAGATAATCAAGGTTCGTTTATTAGAATAGGTGGAAAGGCACAAGGGATAACTGGATATGTAAAAGATAGAGATGATATGGGACAACAACATCTTGTTTATGGAGAAGCATTAACTGATATATTAGATGAACTTATTACATCTATTTTAAATATAACAGCAATTCCAACTGGAGCGGGACCAAGTGGACCTATAAGTGCAACACCATCACTTGCAGATTTTGAAAGTATTCGTGCGAAACTTTGTGATTTATTAATGAAACCAGAATAATAATGGCACTTAACAAGAATACACTAAAACAAAATTTAATAGATAATTTTACGAATGTAAGAGATAACGTAAAAAGTCAAAAAGATTCTGCAAAAGGATTTGCAACTGCTATTGTAGATTATGCAAAAGAAGCAGAAGTTATTGTTACTACACCACCATTTACACCAGCGACCACCCCGTATCCCGCAAGTCATGTAATTGGAAAAAAAGTAAAAGTTAGTGGGGCCACTTTATCACCCGGCAAAGCGGCAATGGAGTCTCAAATTATGGCAAGTTTTAAATTAATGGATCCAACTATGAATTTAATTTCTTTAAGTATTGTAACATTTGCAGCACTTATGTTAAATTTTAGGACAGGATCTATAAATGCAGTGGGAACTACATTAATGGCAGCCCCACCTATATTTTTACCATCAACCAAAAAGGGAATGGATGGTGGAAGTATAGTAGATGTGTGTAATGAAATGGCTAAAGCAATAGATACATCGTTTAAGGCATCTATGTTTACTGGAATTGTTACTGCAGGAAGTGCAGTAATACCGGCGCCACTGGTAGGAACTTTAGTTTAGGATATTATTATGGCAATAGCAGAAGTAAAAAGTGTAATAAATTCATGTTTTATAAATGGAAGTTCCGCCTATGTGGGTCAGACGATTGATTATGGTGATGTAATTGAAACATATGATATTAGTAAAGGATTACAAGAATCATTTTTGAGTGGGGAAGATGAAGATGCTGGATATTTAAATATAGAATTCCTGGCCAAAAATAAAAACGGAAAACCAGACAAAATGAGTATAAAACCACACTGCAAAGTGATTTTTAAATCAGGCGGGGCATGGGCAGGAGCTAATACTGTACTTTTGGATCCAGAAAGTGAAAATATTACTTTGTATAAACCTAAAAAGAAAGAGGCAATTGCACGAGTGATGAAATCCGGTGGTGACGCTATGCTCAAACCTCTTGGCAAAACAATATTTTCCACTGTCGTTAAACCGGGACTTGGCATTAATAATGGCGATGCAATTCGTAACGGCGAAACTGGTTTCGCAGTGATTATTTTCACTGATGATCGTTCCGTAATAAAAATCCGTGAAAATACAGAATTCCAGTTCATTGATACACCAAGCACGCGTACGTTAGACTTTGAACGAGGTACAATTTTTGCTAATGTTGGGCCAAAGGGAGGTACTAAGACGTTTATAGCATCAACGCCCCAATCTGTTACAAGTGTAAAAGGTTAAGAAAAAATTAATTAAATATTTATTAAACAAATGAATAGGAGTTTACAATGAAGAAACAAGAGTTAATAAAAATAATTGAAGCCGTAGTTCGTAAAGAAGTGAAAAAACAAATGAATGAGATATTTATTAAAGAAGAAAACTCATCTTCACTTACCGAATTAGTTTCAAAACCATTAACCGAAAAAGAGTTCAAAGAACCTATTAGAAAACAGTATAAAACTAAACCTAAAAAGGAAGTAAATTATACATCAAACAAAGCTCTTAACAAGGTTTTGAACGAAACCGTTGGTGGAGTTCCACAAGGTGAAAGTGGAGGTCCACAAGTTGGGGGATATGAAGATTATCCAACTTTAGGTGATGGAACATTTGATTCGAGTAAGATAAATGATGTTTTAGCAGGTTCACCACCAGGAGTAGCAACTACTGAAACCGTAAAACAGAAGAAACGAGATATAGGAGCAGTTCAGACTATTAAGAATGCAAGAGTAAATGTTGACCAAGTTCCAGACCATGTACAAGATGCATTAACAAGAGATTATTCAGCAGTTATGAAGGCAATAGACGAGAAAAAAGGTGGGACGAATTTTCGTCCATAACGGAGTAAAAAATGGTTAGAGCACGAAGTGCATTAGAATTAGATTTAGATCCAGATGTAACTATTGGTTTAGGATTACCTATGCAACATGATGATGTAAATGGGTTTTTTCCTGGAACATCAACTACCCTTTCTCAAACTGGAAGTAATATTAGAAATTTACTTTTAACAAATAGAGGTGAAAGAGTAGGACAACCTACCTTTGGTGCAGATTTACTTTTAACTTTGTTTGAACCAATGAGTGATGAACTAATTAACAGAGTTGAAGAAAAAATATCTGAGTCAATGGCGGATTGGTTGCCTCATGTATTAGTTAATAAACTTGTGGTTGAACCAGATGAAGTAGAAGTTAATCAGATGAATATTGAACTTGAATTTAGTCTTACAATGAACCCAACAGTTTATGAGGCTATAACTTTAAGTTTTGCTACTGGTGAGTAATTTAGTGGAGAAATAAAATGGCAAGAGTCCAAAAAGATGTTAGATATTTAAATAAAGATTTTGGTGCTTTTAGAGAAGGACTAATAGAGTTTGCAAAAACTTATTATCCAAATACATATAATGACTTTAATGAGGCATCACCTGGTATGATGTTTATAGAAATGGCATCATATGTAGGTGATGTTCTTTCATATTATGTAGATACACAATTTAAAGAAATGTTATTAGCTTATGCGGAAGATAGAAAAACTATTTATGAAATGGCTCAGGTATATGGATATAAACCGAAAATAACTCAACCTGCATTTACAAATGTAGACGTTTTTCAAACAGTTCCTGCAACTGGAACAGGAACAGCAGTAAAACCAAATATGAAGTATGCTTTAACTATTAATGAGGGTACACAAATCACTTCAAATAATGGTACAATATTTAGAACATTAGAAGATTGTAATTTTAAATTTTCGGGTTCATTTGATCCTTTAATTATTGATGTGTATGAGGTAAATCAAACAACTAAAGTTCCAACATTTTATTTATTAAAAAAGACTGTAAGAGTACAAAGTGGAACTATTAAATCAGAAACTTTTGTATTTGGTGCAGCAGAATCATATCCACGAATAAAAATATCAGCTACTGATGTAATAGAGGTAATTTCTGTAACTGATAGTGATAATAATATATGGTATGAAGTTCCATATTTGGCACAAGATACTACTTTTGTAGAAGTAGAAAATACAGCAGCAAATGATCCAAGTTTAGTTCAGTATAATGATACTGCACCATATCTTTTAAAATTAAAAAAGACACCAAGACGATTTGTTACTTACATTGTACAGGATGGTAAAACAGAATTAAGATTTGGTTCTGGTATATCAGATAGTCCAGATGAAGAAATTGTTCCAAATCCAAATTCAGTTGGTTCTTCATTACCAGGAAGTCCAAGTTATCTTGATACATATTTTGATCCAGCAAACTTTTTGAAAACAGAAGCATATGGACAGGCACCAGCAAATACAACTCTTACTGTTAAATATTCATATGGTGGTGGTATAAGTGATAATGTTGCAGCAGGTTCAATATCAAATATAACTGATATTGGATTTACACAAGTTACTACTGGTCTTAATGCAGCCTTAGTTACTTCGACTCAAAATTCAGTGGCGATAACTAATCCATATCCAGCAACAGGAGGAAAATCGGCAGAATCTACAACTGAAATTAAAAATAATACATTAGCATTTTTTCAGGCACAAGGTAGAACGGTAACAAAAGAGGATTATATTACAAGAACTTATGCGATGGGCAATAAATATGGAGCAGTAGCAAAGGCTTATATCGTTCAAGATGAACAATTAAATATTCCAAGTATGCAAAAAGAAACTGCAGATGGTTCAAATATTTTTGTTGATGAAAGAAATTTAGATCAACTTAAAACTAAAAATGTACAATCATCTATTAAAAGACTTCCAAATCCAATGGCTATGAATCTATATACACTTGGATACACTGAAAATAAAAAACTTACACAACTTAATGTGGCAGTTAAAGAAAATCTTAAAACATATCTTAGTCAGTATAGATTAGTAACAGATGCGGTTAATATTAAAAATGCATGGATTATTAATATAGGAGTTAAATTTGGTTATATAGCCCGTAGGGGATTTAATAAACCTGAAGTAACATTGAGATGTATTCAAAGTATTAAAGAATTTTTTGATATAGATAGGTGGCAAATAAATCAACCAATTGTTATTGCAGAATTAGTTTCAGTAATTTCAAGAGTTGAAGGGGTTGGGGCAGTTGTTCCACCATCGGAAGATAACCCACAAAAACATCCTGTATTATTTACCAATAAATGGCAAACTACAGATGGTTATTCTGGAAACGTATATGATATAAACTACGCAACAAAAGATGGAATAATATATCCATCATTGGATCCATCCATATTTGAATTAAAATATCCCAATACAGACATAGAAGGAAGAGCGGTTGGTGATTCTGTTGGTGTAAGTTTTTAAGGGAGAAAGTAAATGCATTATTTTGAATTTCCAAGCAAAGATACAACATTATATGAATCGAGTGAAAGTATAAATACTGGACTTGATGAGATTCTTGAAATAAGAAAAGATATGAATGATGATGGCTCAACAATAAATGTTTCAAGGGCACTTCTTAAATTCGATTTAACTTATGTATCAAAATCAATATCATCTGGGTTAATTACATCTGGTTCACAAACAAAATTTTATTTAAATTTATATGATGCAAATTCATCTCAATTAAATGTAGCACAAACTTTATATGGATACCCAGTTAGTCAATCTTGGGAAAACGGTTCTGGAAAATATCTTTTTTGGCCGATAGTAGAAGATGGGGTGAGTTGGAAGTGGAAGGATAATAATGTTGCAATGACTCAATGGGTAAGTGGAAGTAATGATACTGGCGGAACTTGGTATACTGGAAGTGGATATGAAGCATCTCAATCTTTCACTCATGAACCTGCAGATTTAAGAATGGATGTAACTGATATTGCATGGAAATGGTTACACAGTACAGTTCCAAAT